ATCAAATTCAGGAGATATTTGCAGCAACTTGCCATCAAACTCTTTTATAACCGTGCCCGCTTGTTTGGGTATAGATGTTACAACCCGTGGGTTATTTGGGTCCGTCATGTCTACTACAGAACCACCTTCTATAACGAAATTAGAGTTGGGGTCTTGGTAAACAATCTGGGTATTCTGAGGGTCTGTTATGTCTACAATAGTACCGTTTACATTTACCGTAGTGGTTCCACGGGCAGATACTCCGGCAATTATTTTAGGTCTTCCCGTTGTATTAAAATCAGTAAAGTCATAAACATTATCCCCAACAACTCGAATATTGGGCTCCGCCTGCTTTAAATCCAATTCTGCTTGGCTGATAGCCAGCGTAGCGGCTTGGTGATCTACCGTAGCTTTTAATCGTAAACTGTCTTGAAGCAACATATCCGTGCGATAAGTACCCAGTTCGTTTTGTGACCTTTCGTCCAGCGCCTGCGCCTCTTGGGCCAGTATAAACTGACGGTCGCGTTCGTTAGCGTTCAGGTTATTTAAACGAACAACCTCGGCTTGCTTCTTTTTAGCAAGATCAAAGTTGCCTTCTGCAATCGCAACCTCACGCTCTTTAAACGCTTGGTTTATTTCAACGTTATTTTGTGCAATAAGGTCTTGAGACTTGGAGTATTCTTGCTGTTTTTTCTGGTCGTAGAACTTGGCTTTTGCCATGATATTGTCAAACTTCGAATCCGTAAGTTTTCTGTCCTCAATAACTTGTCTAAGAGCAAGATCAGCCGCATCCCTCTCTTTATCATAAGCAAGTTGTATTGCATTTTGACCCGCGGTAAAATTATTTCCAGCAATTTGTTGACTTGCTGCGACAAGGGCCTCTTTCGCGATTATTTCAAGCCTATCGGCTTGCTCACGCACCTCTGCATTAATCGTGGTTGTCTCAAGTCTTTCCTCTACCTGTTGTGCTACACTGTCTCTTAGAGCAAGAGACGCGGCTTCGTTTTCGGGCATAAAGTTGTCCGCAAGCGCGGCGTCTAAATCTGTGCTGAAAGTGGAGGAATCTTTGCGAAGAACTTTTGAAACAACCGTTCCGTCAGTACCCACTTTTTGCAACTTAATAAGGCCCTTATCGGGAGGTGTTTTACTCCAACCGGAACCAAGCTTCTTAAGAGTCGCCTCTATGTTCTCATCTACCAGAATAAACTTAGATTCTTCTCCCGGTTTAAACACTTCCATCAAGCTGGCTTGTATACCAAGCGCCGGACCAAGTTTGCCCGTTTTACCCAAAGCCGTGGCGTCTTTGCTGGTTAGAGCGCGTACTTCTCCGGCAACTACTTTGTCGCCGTTTAAAAGTTTACCGTCTTTAAGTATTCTAAATGTAGAAATGGTGTCGGAAACGCCTAGTTCTTTTATTTTTGCATTTAAAGCAAGGCGGTGTTCCGCTTGGGTTCCTGAAACTGCGCCCGCTTTCTCTAATGCCGCGTTATATTCTGCAAGACCATCTCCGGTAGATTCATCAACCGAATAACCTTTTTCGCTTATAAGTTGACCATTAGCACCAAAAGTATAAACAGGCATAATCTTATATTTGGATTTGGCGGCTTCCCCAACCTTAACGCTTTGAGGGTTTAGAGCCGCGTTTTTCTTAATGTATGCGTTAAAGCCCGCAAGATCGTTTGCTACGTCAAACTCTCTGCTTGTACCATCTTTAAGAGTAACGCGGTGCATAGACGGGGCTAGTTTCTTGGGGGCTGGAGCCAAATCACGTTTTAATTGCGCATCAACTTCGGCTTGACCGCCCGCTAACGCAGCCTGTCTAGCTGCCATGTCTAACTGACGCTTCTCTGCGGTCTGAGCCTGTTTAGCTGCAAGCATTTGCGCAGAACGTTCCCCGATCCGTTGTGGAAGCTGTGTTTGCGCAGCCGCATTGGCTAGACGCTCTGCGATAGAGCTGCCTTGCGTATTACCCGCAAACTGCAAACCCGTTTGAGCAATATCAAACAGCATCTGAGCTTGAGACATCTTGCGTTGCTCTTCAAGGTCCGCGGCCCGCGCTTGAGCGTCATAGCCACCGCTTAGAAAATCTTGATACTTGGACAAGTCTCTACCAGCTATGTCAATGGCGGAGCCACCCCCGACTTTAACTTCTTCTCCGTCTTGGTATCCTCGGACCTCTACGGGCCCACCCTGCCTAAAATTTACAGGGGGAGTGTTGCCCGCCTCCATCATTGGAGCTTGCATCGCGGGCTCCGGCGCTTGGGCCATCATTAAACCACCGACGCCCTCGGACATCGGGCCTTCCATCTCAACGTCGCCCGCTATGCCCCTCATTAACTCCCCGACGCCGCTGTTTAAAGCGCCCTCTTCCGTCATCATAATGGCGGGCTGGGTTAGAGTTAATACCGACTCAGGAGTTTGCTGCGCATCCTCGGGACCTACTAAACCAGCAAGTTCCGCGTACCGCGCATCTAGGGGCAGATCATTGCCCCGTAACCCGTTAATCAGGCTTTCGTAGTCTTGGGCTCCGTCTATGTCTTGCATCATGCCTTCCATAGCCATCATGCCCGCCTGTTGACCCTGCGCTTCCGCGCCCATCAAAGCCTGTTCCGCACCCGCGGGTGGCATGGGGGGAGGAGCCATCGGAGGTGGTGGCATCATATTAGGAGGTGGTGGCATCATGTTGGGGTCCATCGGAGGACCGCCCATTGCCAAGCCTTGAACACCGCGACCCATCAAAATGTCTTTTTGACTAATGCGTCCGTCGCCACTTAGGTCGGGGAAACTTGCTTCGCCGCCGTTGCGAAACATCTGACGCTGCATAACACCACGATTCATCATTTAGAATAACCCCGCTCTTTGTGCGCCTGTCGCTGCGCCTAATGCACCTATACCCAAGCCCAATGCCGTTTGAAAGGGCGAAACTTGTGGGGCAGAGGATGCTGTTAGTGTTGAAGACCCTGTTGGTGTACCAGAGTATATGTCCGACAAGAAGCCGTACTGTTGATAAGGCTGCGTGTAACGCTGTAAATTAGACATGCGCAACGCATCCAAACCCGCTTGCTGCACACCGCGCTGATTAGCGCCCGTGGTCATTAGGTTTTGAATGTCCTGCGTATTAAGGCCCGAGTACATTTCGCCCAGACCAGCTTGCTGTATTCCAAGCTGACCCAAGCCTTGACCAAGACTACCAAGCCCCTGACCTAAGCTGCCATACGCGCTTGCCGCTGCCTGACGACGGTTCAGAGCACTTTCCAGACCCGAAGCTGCAAATTGTTCTGCCGACATGCCCAGAGCAGCCGCTTGTTGTGCCGCCGCTTGCTGGCGGGCCATCGCGCTTTCATACGCACTCTGACCAAACTGACCCGCCGCTAATCCCATCGAAGCACGTTGTTGTGCCGCCGTTTGACCCCGACCTTGAGCCTGTTCAAAAGCTGCCTGTGATCTTTGGGCCGCGCTTTCATAACCCGCTTGACGCATTTGGGCCGCGGTCCGTCCTTGTTGTTCTAAGGTATTTCGCCCTAATTCAGCTTCCGCAATGCCCTGCCGTGCGCCGCCAAACGCTCCAGAAGCAACGGCATTTGCGCCCAATTGTGATTGTTGCATCTGACCCGCACGAGCAACATCTTGTAAAGCCTGTTGAACCGCTTGGTCTTCGTATTCATTCATATAACCGCGGGCACTGCGGGGATCATAAGCGCCCGTAGTTTGAGCCATGTCCCGCATTGCGCCGTAAGTATTAGCTATCGTAGGAACGGCGTCATATTGTCCGCCCGTTCTTGCAAGTTGCTGCATTCCCGCAGAAGCTACGCTTTGAGCCCTGTTTGGATCGTACTGTTGGCCCGTTCCCGCAAGAGACGCGGCTCCCGCGCCCATGTAGCCTTGACCCTGACCCACCATCCCCGTTGCGCCCTGCAATGAGGCCGCACCTTGATTTAGGTAGGGCTGATAGGCCCCGACGCCCCGTTGGGCCGCGGCTGTTGCAGCTTGCTCCGCGGAACTTAAACCAGCAATCTGATAGTCCGGCGGTAAGTCACCCGTTTCAATCTGTTTTTTAATAAACTCTTGCGTGTCCGCCAGCAGCCCTAGTCGGTACGCCTCAATGGCGGGGTCTTGGCGGTTAATTACCGTTGATGTGGTCATGCTACTGCACCCCCCTCAAAAGCTCGCATTATGTCGTACATCTTACGAACCCCTTTTTCTCGGCTTCCGTTACCCGCGCCGCGGACGGCCCGTGCGTTCATTACAAACTCACCGTCGGAAAGCATGGCGGGAATACTGTCGGAAGTCTCGGTTCCGCGGCCCGCGATATACCCATTGCGGCGAGGGAAGTCTTTCATTTCTCCGCCAGCCGCGGCGTATTGAGGTTGGTTTAAGTATTGTTCATACAAGAGTTGTTCCTGTGACGGCACCGCAATGTCATCCATTGTGGCACGGAGGTACGGAACGTCTGGAACGCCAACGCGGTAACGTTCGGGGTTTTCAGCTAACCGATCCTCTGACGGAGACGTTCCGTCGTATGGGTCTTCTAACTCTTTTTCGGGAATCGGATCATACAAACCCATTGGTGCAGCTAAAGCGAGGCCCGCCCCGATTGTTGGTACAAGTTTAATGCCGCCGGACTTAGCTGCAAGGGCCACTGCTTCTTTCTGCGCCAAGTCGGACGCATCCGTAAAACTAACCCCTTCTGGTAAAAACGAAGAAGCATCCTTCGGGGAATCGTAAAATAATTTTTCAACAGAGTCCGGAATATATTTACGAAATCCCGTTTGAACTTCTGCACCAGTGCCCATGTTTACATCAATACTATTACCCACTTTCTGGAGGTTCGCACCGGTTGGTTTTATTGTGTAATCAGAACTTTTTGTACTAAAATCAACGAGGTTTCCGTCTACTCCCGAAGGCGTAGAAAACTTTTTAGCACTTTCACCAAGAATAAACCCTGAGTTCGGAGCTTTAAAGGTATCCATAACACTGCCTTTAAAGCTCTTTATACCTGCGCCAAACTTTTGTCCGAGGCCACCCTCGGCCTTCATAAACCCTTGAGCGCCTGCAGAAATGCCGCCCATCACGCCACCCATTGCTGCGCCCTTTAAAGCGTCTTTTATATTGCCGCCTTGAATTAAAGAAGTAATTCCTCCAGAAATAGCGCCCTGCGCTACCATAGAAAGTGCGCCATACGCGCCACCCGTAAAGAAGTTAAGCGCAAGCGGCACAACAATAGGAGCGACCGTCTTAACAAGCTTCTTAACGCTCTTTACAAGCTTCTTAAAGAAAAACTCCGCCTGTCCGGTTCGCGGGTTAATGCTGTTTGCCTCTCCGCCAACCGTGTAACGGTCTAAATTAACCCCAGAACTGGAAAACGCGTCCATCATCTCTTGAGCTAAACGTGGGTTCTCTTCCAACAACTTAGGGTGAATTATAATCTCACCCTTCTCAGCGTGGATCATCTCAGTATCGCCGTTGCGACCAAATCCCGCCATCTTCTCCGCAATTCCGCGGTGCGAGTTAATACCCGACTGCTTTCCAAACAGGAGCCGACTGTCATCAATCTCATCTAGGTTTGATGTCAAAAAGGAAGCCAAACCACCTTCAGGAAGAATTAGTTGTTGTTGCATCGTATCGCCCCTTTAATCCACAATAGCAGATGTCGTTTTACTTTTCCATGCCTATGTCGTCACAGTAACAGACCCGACAGAACCCGTAGCAGTATTACCGCGTAAGTTAGGCTGATCCGCAACCACTATCTTTACCTGTCCCATAACGCCCGCAGCGTCCCTGTACTGAAATAACGCACCTACCTCCAAACCCTGATCGTCCGTCTGTAAGTTCGTTAAAACCAACTCCGTGTGTCTCCCCTGACCCGGATTCTGCATCTGCTCTAAATACACCGAAAACGCCAGAACTACAGATTCCATGTACGTTCGGTCGTACTCGTCCGGCGCTTTAGGAAAAAACGGCTTGATTAAGTTACGAGACACTACCTTCTCCCGTCTGGTCTTATATCAACCCGCGGCGTTCCTAGTCGCCATCCAACTCCTGTGTCCGTAGATTCCAACTTTAACGAAAAGGCCCTGCCACGAAGGCGTAAATTAACCTGATTTGTCCACTGCTCCAAAGGCACCGTAGCCGTCCGAGTAACCGCCTTTGCCTGCGTTTGAAGGTATAATCCGCCCGGATAATTACGCGCCTGTAAGGTCATAGTGGCGGATGGAAGAGAGGCCGTTGAGTCCCTAAACGTTAAATCAGGTATCATCTTGCTCATAAACAAAAAGTGGTCCCCGTCACCCATATCTATCTGACTGCTTTCAATCCGCGCAGAAATAGCCGTCGCAGGGTCCGTACTGCCGTCATCAAACCCTATTTCATGGTTATACAGGTAATGATCCGGTGCCGCTGCAATCGGATCAGCGTTTATACCACGATCTAGCCATACAGTGCGGTCCATTGTGCCGTAATACCAAAGGTTTTGCTGGTAATTAAACACTACATATCGGTCGTTTTCAGAACTACTTGAAGAAGGATAAAACCACCAAATCTCCCCAAAAGCAGTGTTTGAAGAGGCTGTGACCTTCTCCTTTTGAAAGAAGTTAAAGTCCGAAAAGACGTAATCACGTACCGTACAAGGTATGCGCTGCACCGCGCCAGAATAAGTGTAAAACTCTTCCTGACCCATCCAAAACACGTTGTCTTCTACGTTAATCGCGGCCAACGGACCCATAATGGTTATGTTGTCCGATACCATGTTAATACCAAAGGTAAACGGCGGTCCTAGAAACTGCATCGCGTGTAACGAAACATCCGTAAATACCATAATCTGTTGTTTTGTTTCTATCGCAGCCACAATCTCAGAACCAGAACCTATTCTAAGGTCGCCCGCAGTATTCGTAGCCGCCGCAGCCCAACCCGTAAGACTTGCCTGACTGCCAAATCGAATTAACAACGGGTCTTGGTCCGTACTGTTTTCAGCGTTAGTTCCAAACACGACAACATGGCGGTCGTTGTCAGAAACCAAAACTATCTTAGCCTTGGTTGGTGGACTGCTTGCCCCCGAAAGAGTGGATAAAGCTACCGCCCTGACGCCTGTACCGTTAGTCCTATCCCAATAGTAGATGTTTCCATCCCTATCGTTAAGCAAGAGGTCCTCGCCAAAGTTATCGTGGCTCCAAATTCGAAGCATCTGACCCGAGGCGCTGGTGTCCGTAGACGAGTTCCACGTGCCGCGGCCCCAAGTACCCGCGTTCCAGCCGTTGCCAACAATAGTGGTATCTAGGCCCGTGTTGATTTGATACGCAGCTACCGTAGAACTACCGCCACTACCACTATCAGAAGTATTAGCAAACACGAAGGTAGGGTTTAAACCCTCCGTGGTTGTAATTGACGGAATGGTAGAAATTGTACGCGCTTCAATCTGATAGGCATTAGCACTTACAATAGAAGTGATCTGGTACTCTTGATTAAGAACTGCAGCGGTTATTACGCCACCTAACGTAGCAGCATCCGTAAAGGTTACAAAATCATCAGCTAAAGCGCCGTGTTCGTTTTCCGTTACAGTAATGGTGCAGCAACCAACCGCGGCCCCATCCGCATGAGACGCGGCAGTCGTACCGTTTTGGCCCCTAGCGCAACCCAACAAAGTAACGCTGGAAATAGAGGCGTAGGTTATTTCTTCAGAACCTATCTGAATACGACCCGAAGCAGGAAACCCAGTGGCGGAGTCTATTACAATAGTCTCCGTAGTGGCGTCTATAGCTCCGTTAAGAGTGTCCGCGCCCGTAGCAAAGGTGGCATCACCCGCGCTCGTTGTTAAACGAATTGGGGTGATGTCGTAGTACTGCGTTCCCTCTAGTATGTAATACTTTAGGTGCGTTCCAACTCCGATAAAACTTGTGCCGTCTAACGCGGACCACGGGTGCAATGCGCGGCATGTTCCTAAGAAGGCTGTACTAGAGTACTTAGACCAACCTCCTATTTTCTCAGGGAACCCAAAACGAAACCTAACCTTATCCACATCAAACCAACCGCCCTCGTTACTGTAAGAGGTGGTTTCTCGGTTTATTCCGGGCTTGAACTGGAGCTTGGTCAGGGGCATTCATTTACTCCACCTAGTTTACATTCGCCGTTTCTTCTTCTGTATCAGTTGCCAACGATGCCGTCAAAGATTGCATAAACGCCATGCGCCCCATTTTTAGCTGGTCAATGTTAAAATTAGCAGAGCCAATCTTTCTGTCTAAGTCAGCAACGTGGTTCACCATTACCTTCTGGGTGTCATTTAGTTGGTCTTCAGTGTAGTCAGTTCCGTTGATCGTAATGGTGTTTGTTTTTTTCTCAGCCATTGTGATCTCCTTTCGGGGTTGGGGTCATGCGTTTTCTAGTGCGGTCAGGCGCGTCTCAATAGCAGCACCTTGGGCTAGTAATGCACCTACGATTGTTACTACTGTCCAGTTAATATCCATTAAATGCTGCTTGCTGCGTCACGTTCTGTGCGTGTCACGTAGTCTTCCCGTGCAGTCACCAGTGCTACGAATGCTGCTTGGTTAGACGGGATGCTATCAGTGAAGCTCTCATCGTTCATCAGCTTGGTAGTCCACTCTTGCTGCATACGTTTCCAGCAGTTAGCTTTCTTGCCATCCATTGCAGCCTGAAGCCAATCGTCTATGTTTAACAGATCGTTCAGCAAGATAGCTTGCTCTGTGTCCGTTACGTCTACTGTTAGTGTTATTGTTGCCATTATTATGTCTCCTTTAAGACAGGGTTATTCCGCCCGTTGGTTATCCGACCAAGATGCCAGAAAAGTATGTTCTCGTACTGTCATTTTTTATATCCGATTGTGCATTGCCGCCATTTTGAAAGAATGTGACAAAAGCAGTATCACCTGCATCCATATCGGCTACCGCATTTATTGTAAAAGTCCAATAAGTAGAGTCAGCACTTAACCCCCGAAGGTCAAAAATATTCTTGTAGGTTCTGTTTGAAGTTACGATCGCCATATCATTATGCAATGAAGCAGTAGTATCTAAACTGTCTACTCTTATAGAAGCGGTTAAAATATATTTTCCAGCCACAGGTGCAGTAAAAGTATTAGAAGCAAAGTTTCCACCCACGTCATAGGATTCAACTTGCCACAGCACAGTAACGCCTGTGCTTGTAGCGATATTGTTTTGATTTGCATTTTTAACTACATGAAACGCTGGCTGTAATGGCTTGGTGACTTCACCTGTGGAGTCAATGCCCATAGCCACTACACTTGTGCCAGTTACCAAAGAAAGGGTCTGATCTGTAATTAATTTTACTACTCCAGAAGCGTGTGAAATTTTTAAAGACCCAGTTGACGCATCAGAAAAGTCACCACTTACATTTCCATAACTAGTTGTTGCAATAGCCCCCCGGACTGAAAACTGACCATTGGTAGCAGGAGTAGTCGTTTTAATACCAACAGCTCCGCTGCTACTTATTACCATCTTAGCATCAGCAGCCGCACTAGCACCTGTTTTAAACACAAGCTCAGTAGCATTATTATCAGCAGCAAATGTACCTTCAGCTACAGCTTCAATGGCTGCACCTACCAGTATAGCATCAGTGCCACTAGCTTCATCAGGTGCTTTGAACTCAATCTTGCCCAGCACACTACCATCTGTAACGGTGGTGTCTGATGTCTCTAGTTTAAGTACACCGCCTGTGGCTAGTTCAAAAGTACCAGCGGCTAAATCTCTTGCTCTAGTCATGTGTGATTATCCTTCCAATGCCGTGAGGCGTGTCTCAATAGCTGCAAACCGCTGCTCGTTATATGCTGCTACGAATGACAACAACTCAGGGTATCTAATGCCCATCCTAGTCTTGCTAGTTGCACCCTCTGGTGCTTCATCAAGTGTGTCGTAGGTATCTGTGCGAGTGTAAGCATCAACGGCTTCAACGGCTTCTGTTATTACTCTCTGCTCTGTGCGTTCTTCTTGAGCCTCAACTAAGACATTACCTTCTTCGTCTAACTCTTCTTGAACTGCTGCAATAACAACATCTTCAGTTACTTCAGCAACAGCTTCAACAGCAGGAACCTCAACATCATGCTCCCACCAAGTGCTTGAGATAAACAGTGAGTAGTCACCAGCGTCTAAACCTTCAGCAGTAAATGCAGCTTGTACGTCTTGGGCTATGATACCTGTATGAGTTCTTGCATCATTACCCTTGGCTGCGACTTTGTCTTTCCAACGGAAGGTCTTAAACAATGCTGAGATACGTTTAGCCACCAGCATTTCGGCTGAAGTTAGGCTTGCAATGTCTTGCTTCTCGTTGCGGTCAGATGTTTGGATTGTGCCGTTGGTGGCATAGATGTCGTCGAAGCGGCCTGTTGATTTACCCAAGTCTACTACGTTATCTCTATCTTCACCATTCGTTGAAATAGGAACAACAGCATTTAGCCCGCCCTCCATCTTTAATCCAGTTCCAGAACCTTCGGGTGAAACAAAATAAGGGTCAGTTCCAGAGCGAACCCCAATACTCCCCACATGAGTTGTATCTTTGTAAAACTGAAGTATGTTTCCGTCCGATGAACCTCTGGATATAAAGCCAACTGTTGAACTGTTAGCGGTAGATAAATTTCTGCGTACTTCTAAGGTTCCATCGCCATGTAAATTAACACCGTCAGAAGTTAATCCAGTAGAAGTATTACCCACCAACAGATTTCCACTGCTGTCGATGCGCATGGCTTCTGAGCCGCCAGTAGCAAAGAACATGTCATCTGTTTTAACTCCGACCTGCGCAACGTTTGTTGTCGAATTGTCCTTGAACGCAATGTTTGCATTAGCATCTGTGCTTTCGACGGTAATCAACTGATTACTTGAGCCATATAAATGCAAAGGCGAAGTAGGCGAACTCGTGCCAATCCCGACATTTCCGTTTCCATCTATCTTAACCCTCTGAACTGGATCAGAACCTTCACCACCTGACTCTGAGCTATCATGCGTATAAAATTCTAAATTACCGCCTGCTCCTGTGCTGGTAAACGTACTACCCACAATTTTAGAAGTAACATTTGGACCATCACCAGTGCCATCTGCATTAAAAAACTCAAGCTGCCCTAAAGCTGCGTTTGCGGCATTAGTTGCGCCAGTTCTATGCAACCTTAATATCGCAGTAGCTGATGATTTTTGAATGTGTACATCAGTTGCAGGCGCATTTGTCCCTATACCGATCCTGTTTTCACCACCATCAACAAACAGCATATTAGCGTTGCCATTTGATTCAACACGAAAGTCTACATCAGCGGATGCCTCATTGAATACAACAGCACCATCCACAGTCAGTCCATCAGCCGTGACAGTGCCTGTTACGTCAATACCTGTGTTGGTGGTGGCGAGTTTGGTGCTGTTGTTATAACGAAGTTGAACATACTCTTGACCAACCGTATCACCAACAAGCTGAATATACATCTTTGAACCATCTGCATTTTCAAACTGATGTCGAGAAGCGGCTCTGTACTTAATGTTTCCAGTGCCTTGGTCAGAAACATAGCTATGCGACCCATCATGGTAAATCTGTAGGTCAGACCCAGCGCCAAAGATGGCCTTGTCGTTGTCACCAAGTAGCAAGTCGCCAGTAAGAGTAGTAGTACCAGTAACCGTCAGATCGTCTTGAACCTTGAGGTCAACAACAGACAAAGAGGCAAAGGCGTCAACCATTGCCGCGCCAGAGCCTGCGCCATCTGAATAGATGGCTTTAGTATCGCCCGGTGGGATTGTAATGTTAGCCCCAGACCCTTGAGATATGATAATGTTCTGCGAACCAGAGGTTCCGTTCTCAATAAACCACAGCTTGCTAACCGTGTTAGGACCAAGAGTAATGGTGCAGGCGCTGTCTAAAGTACCCGTGTACTTTAAAAACAGAGCGCGACCCGGATCAGTCGCACCGTCCGCAATCGTAGTGGCGTGTGTGTCCGCGTTAGTCGTAATAGCCTCAGTGCCAAAAGCAAACGCTTCAGCAATAAGTTCTAAATTGGTGTTAGTTGTATCGCCCCAAGTACCCGATTGTTCTCCGGAGCCGATTTCTTCTAAACGAAGATCGTTTGTATATACGCTTGCCATGTTGTTATCCTATGCTGCGCGGCCATGCTCAATCTCAACCCAATCCGGTGTTTGAGCAACCGTGATATTTGTAAAGTTAGACGTTTGAGAGGGAATTATGTTACTCCAAGCAGACCTTAATTTGCCTATTTGACCCGTAGCACTAACCCCAGTAACCTCAACGTTTGCGGCTCCTACAATGGTTGTAGTGCCTATGGCAGAAGTCATTTGAACTTCTGTGTTTGTTGTAAAAAAGCTGCCTAACGCCGAGGTGCCCGCAACTCCCGTTACAGAAACGTTGGCCTCACCAACCACCGTTACAGAGCCAACTGCTGCCGTTCCAACTAAGGAACCCACAAACCCAAAGGCGTCTCCCGAGACGTTAACAGTCTGACTGTTAACAGAAGCGGTCGCAGTTAATGGAAAGGCAACGTTGGTATTCCAAGTACCCGTGTTCCATCCTTGTATGGAGCTATTCCACCCCTGAAAGGCTGCAACCGGATCAGCCATTAGGCTATCCGAATAATCGCGTTAGAGGCATTAGCCGTGGGGAATACAATCGTAAAGTCGCCAGAACTAGCCGCCTTATCCGCGCCAAAATCTAGTACACAAACTGTCGGATCACCGGATGCCGCCTCGTTAAAGATTAACGCGCCCCGCACTCCCGAAATGGTTACCGTAGAAAACACCTCGTCAGCAAAATCTGTAAACGCCGTTGTACTACTGGACGTAGGTGTTACACTGGTAAGAAAGTTGCCCTTCGCTGTGTAATTCGTACCAGTAATCTCGTTACTAGAAGTGTACGCAGTTGTTGCCGCGGTGAAACTGGCGCTGTTATCATACAAGGCCAGTTTAAATTGGTCACTTGCTGCCGTAAAGTTATGTACGCCCTTCATTAGTTCTACTTTGAACGACGTGCATAGAAAGTTGCCACTGAAAGCCATCTACATTTTCCTTATATATTCGGCCAACTCGGGCTGACCAGAATCCTTTATTGCATTGTATACCGTAGTACGGTCACTTTGGATAGCCTGTTTCATATACACCGAAATTATCTTCTCCATCTCGGAGCGATATGCACGGGCCTGATCCCGTATGGCAGGAGGAGCGTTGTCGGAAACACCAATTATCTTGTTTACGCAACGCAACGCAGTTTCTTCCGGCGTAAAGCCTCGGTTATTCGTAGTCTCAACACCAACCTTAAAATCGTTAGACATGGACACGCCAAAAGACATATTGTTCATTGTTTTGGCCTCACTACAGGTCCAGTACGGTATTCATCGGTAACTTCTTTGGCTTCTCCCAGCATCTTCAGTCCCATAATAGCCTCTCCAAACCGCTTCTCATATAACGCTTCCATATCCTGCTCACCCTTCATAAAAATGTAGGCTTCCATCAACGAGCCGTACAACATGGCAATTTCGGCGTTGTCACTGAGCCACGAAACAGTTGTATCCGCTCCAATAGCTGAGATTACCGCGGTAGCACCCGTGTCACTTCCCGTAATCGTTTCTCCAACAACATAGTCGCCGCTTGGAATTACAACAGTCAGCGTTGTGGAAGACGGTACAGCGTTAACTCCGCTAGATTGACCGCTAGTTGATCCAGTAATCGTATCCGCCGCGGTAAAAGTACCTACAACACTGGTTAACGTTAACGTAAAAGCGCTTTGCGTTAAACTCAACGGACGATAGAAATAGTGAAGCTCCACCGCGTACCCACTGTCCGGTGTAGGCGCTATAATAAAGTTTTGTAAATCGTATTGCGCGTAATACCGAGGCGGTCCCGTAACCGCAGCATTCGGGGTAAACGATTGAACAAAGTCCGAGTTTTTAAAATCTAAGAATATCTGTTGAGTACTACTATTAGTAAAGGATAAAGAAAACGGAGCTAAAAAATCACTGGGGCAGTTTAAAAACTTATTGCTGGAAGTTAGAGTTCCAGAAACATTCTTTTGAAACAAGCTTAACTGTACATTTTTTAAAATACGCTCTTCTGTATTTTTAATAAAAATAGGCAGGGTTTTAACAAACGTTGTTTCGTCGTTTTCCGTGTAATCTTGTATGGCTGTTTTAAGTGCTGTGTATGTGTAGCTCATGTTGTCACCGTGACCTCACCTACTGAGCCCTCTAAAGCTACAGTATTGTTTATTTCCGTTGGAAGTTCCGCGGTTCCTGACGTAGCCCAGTTCCCGTTTCCTAAATAAGTAATTCCGTTAGTAGTTTTAACCATAAACGGCGTGTTCGTATCAGGAAACTGAGGACGTGCATCCTGCAAAGCCTGCGGATCAGAAACCTCTCTAAAAGGACCTAGCTGAGGCTGTTTGGCTTCCCACTCATCCCTACCAACCAACAAACCGTTCCATTCTTTTCGCATATCCTTATACCGATACCGAAAACCAGAACGGTCAGAAATTGCAAAAGCGTTTTTTCCACTTGCAAACTTGGTCATCAACCCGTCCTATAGTACTGATACTGCGGCACCACGTTAAACGAAGCTCTATCACGGTCTTCCGTCATTGCACGTTCAAACTCTTCCTCATACATGGCTTTCAATAGTTGTACGCGCTGCGGGGCTCGTTTTACCGAGATATAATAAGCCAAACCCGCGGCTAAACAGGGGTAAAACCTAAAAGGCATGTCTAAAGTGTTAATATATGTGTCCGCATCATCCATGCGCGTAAGTGCATTATAATACACAACGTCTGTACTGTTTTCCGGCGTGGGCCAAATTTTTAAACTAGGTATAATTTGTCGATCTAGAAAAAATTGATTAGGACGACCTTTGGTGGCCTTGTTGGGTATGTTTAAATACTCCTCTCGGCTTAACCTAGACAAAGAGTAGTCCGTTCCGTCACGTTGAACAACCACGGACAAAATATCAATAATATCCGTACTAAGAGCGTATGCTCCTGTTCCCTCAACCATCGTTTCAGTGCGTTGTGCAATCGTCCACTGGTTTAATCCACGGTTTGCCCAATCAGCCAACATAAGATTCAAAGAACGCTTTGCTGTCTTTAAATCATAACCTGTCTTCACCTCTAAGCCGCAACGCTCAAAAGCTTCCTCAATGTATTCATCTACATCCAGTTCGAAATCTACGCTGTTTGAAACCGCCATGTCATTCCTCGTTGTACAGATTATCGAATATTCGATTAACGTCTAAGGTGTAGTCTAAATCAGATTTAGAGTAATGTACATGCTGAGAAGGTTTGAAGTCAGGGGGCCCCTCACCTGTAACAAACCACGCGGGATGCGTAACTCTAACGCGGTTGTTTGGTAAGGCCACTATGTTTCCTGTCCAACTACCCGCTTCTAAAAGCTGCAAAACATGACTCTGCTTATGCTGCGCAGGATCATCCGCTATCTCGCTTTCCGTATAATCTACCGTAAACAAATATTTAGCTGGGTACATTTCGCCATTTATTTTTGCCAGCCAAGGACAAGGCGTGGTTCTATCCATAACAAAAACCGAATGATGATGAGACGCACAGTCCCAAGGCTGCGCGGCATAAGTCTCCATAGGTTCAGGCCATTCCTCCAAAGGTATATCTCCAACTAATGCCGTTATAGGCATTCTTGCCCACATGGCACCACCATGAACTTCGTCCTCGTCCTCCCCTTCCGCAGCACTGCCCGTAAACATAACTTGAAAGCTCAAGCATCTATTTGGCAACGTTGTGACGCCTATCACCATAGCGTGTAAAAACTCGCCATGATACTTCTGATGATTGTGTGTATACTCACGCCTCACCCACGCCTTAAAATAAGGCACGTTAGAATACAGATATGCCATGAATTATTTTTTAACCTTGCCACCCTTTGCCATTTTCTTCATAGGCGAAAGCGTCATGCCCCGTTGTTTTGCTGCCGCTCTAAGTTGAGGCAACGTCATAGAAGCACCCCCGCCCATCATTTTAGGAGGCATCTTGCCGCCCATCGCTCCGCCTTTAGACATGCGACGGGGCATCTTGCCGCCCATCGCTCCGCCTTTAGACATGCGACGTACCTTGCCGCCCGCCGCGTAACCTTTTGCCTTCTTCTTTTTCTTAACAGCCATGTTAGTCTCCTTATGTGATGACCGAGTTTCTGTACGGAAGTTTTGTTCTTTTACGATTTTTTGCCAGAACTATCCCACATCCTCGTGCAACCTGCCCTCCGTCGCTCATTTTTTTCGGCGCGGGCCTCTTGCGGGATTGTTTTTGGTTGGATATTTCTCCGCCAAACCTTGCATGTTTAACTTCAGCGGCTTTGGTGTTTTTAACGTTTGTTTTACCTTTAGAGCCTTCTCGTTTTTTCTTCTGAGCCGTTGAAGCTCTTTGAGATTGGGAAAGAGAAGCCGCTTTAGACCGAGGCAAGCATCGATCAGGGTTCTTCTTATCTTTCGAAGTACCACATTTACCTTTGATTTTACCATCGGTCCCAATCCTAACCCAATCCTGTTTTACCCAATCTTTTAAAGCACCCATTACGCTGACGCCTTCTTCTTACCCTTGGCTCCCTTGGCATAGTTCGGGTCCTTGCAATACTTAGATGCAGCCATGTTTGCATAAGCGGAAGGATAAGTATCAAAAGTTCTTTGAGCCCAAGCTTTCCCCGCAGGACAAATCTTGCTACCCTTAGATTTCTTGGACGCACCTTTGGACTTACGTGAATAGGCCATTAACGGTTTCCCCTTTAATCGTAGTATTTAGCTAATTCTTTTATTTTAGCTGTGTTGTTCTCAACAACTTTAAGTAGTTCCTCAGTATCTGCATAAAGAAGTGCCGTTAGCGTGTGTAACTCAAACAGTGTGACGCCCATCCACCCCAAATAAGCTAAAAAAGCTGCGCCACATAAACCTGAAAAAACATCGCGCTTCATGTCAACACTTCCACCTTTTTCTAGCTTGGCGTAACCGACTATTAGGGTCTTTAGCCGCCTTTGGAAACTTCTTCATCTGACCCGCGGACCGCGCACAAAAAGACTTGCGCCGCTTGGCGTCTTTGCTTCCCGCTTTAACCTTGCCTGTAACCGCCGTTTGAAGCTTCGATCCGGGGTTTTTAGCTCTGTAGGCTTTTACACCTTTTTCCGTCATTCCCGCCCCAGATTTAGTGGGACGAAAATTCTTTTTGTTTCGTGCAGGCATCTTGCCCTTAGTCATACTTCTTACGCATGTACAGGATAATTGTATATGTATCTGCGCTAGTGTGACCTACCGTAGTAAAGTTAATGTCGCCCGTCTTTCCACTACCCGCGTTGTTGGTTAAACCGCCAAACGCAGTGTAGTCGTGATCCCCACTTTGGTTCTCACCAAGCTCAATGCAAAACGCGTCAGTAGTTGCGTCAAACAAAATCTTGACTTTCATACCAATGCACTGCCACCAAATGCGCTCAATAACAACACCAGTACAAGTGTCACCATCTACACTGGTTTCTAACGCAGAAACATCTACTTTGGTTACAGCACTTTCACCCGTTCCATCCGAAACGTTTGTAAATTTCATGACGACTTGTTTGCCGCCGTCGATAAGTGTCTGTGACGTTACAGCATCTGCCATATTAATTACTCCTTATGTTAGGTTAAGAAGCAACGTCATAGCCAGTGATTGTAATAAGTAATCTACCCGCTGTATAATCTGCATCTGTTGTTGCACCCGCAGTTAGGTAAAGATATTGATCTGCTGCAATATCGCCACCAGCGACCAAACTACCTGCTGCCAAATCACCTGAGTTAATAATCAAAGTCTCAGTTAAATCAGAAATGGGTGTATCTTCAACACCTGTAGCTTCAGTAGCAGAATGCAAATTAATATCTGGATCACCGCCTGCTGGGGTTTCAAGGCACAGCATGGTTACGCCGAATACTGTACCTTGATTCGCCGTTGTAACGCGACCAATGTAAGCAACGCCAGAACCATCTTTACCAATGATGTCACCCGCCGCAGTTGAACGCAAACCAGTAAGATCAATCAAAAGAGTTGTTTTTACGATGTTTACGTTTGTTGCGGTATCGCTTTTAAAACGCTCTACTTGCGTAACGTAAACAGCAGCCGTTCCTTCAATGCCCGCACCGCCAGCAGCTTCAGTTCCCATTTTCGAACCACTGGTAATTGTAATAGCACCAGTAGTCGCATTTTTAGATACGGTTTCAAAGCCGTTTTCAGACCGAACTGGTCCGTTAAATGTTGTAGTACCCATGTCAATCTCCTGTCTTGGGTTAGTCAGCCAAATCCTGTGGCTGTCAGGGATAACAAAAGAATACACAATATTTAAACAAAAAGAAAGGGGCAACCGAAGCTGCCCCTTAAAACACAAGATTGTGCGTAATTTACGCTCCGGGTGTTCCGAAGACGCAACGCCAATCCGATACACCAAACGAGTAACGCTCACGCGCTTTAAACCGCATGTTGCCCGTATCAAAATCGCCTTCCATAGCAGTCTTGATTGCAGCACGGTTAAAGTACTTAAAGCCGTTAGGTGCGTCAGTTTTAATAAAGAACGCGTCTGTGTCAGTAAGGAAGTGATTTACAGACGCCCCTTCTGGCAACATGCCCATGTTCTTAATCGCGTTGTTGTCATTGTCCGCAGTGCCACTACGCAGATTAGAGTTCATAACCCGCTCTGCAATAAACTGAAGCTCTTTTGGAATAATAAGCTTCGTACCACGAACCGCGATTTTTAAACCGCGCTCATCCGTAAACCCTGCAATGTCAATTAACATCTGCTCTAACGAAGTCTCGTTAAGATCAGCCGCTGTAGACAGCAAGTTTCTTTGGTTGCCGGACAGAGAAGGGTGAGCCGAAGAACACAATGCTGCGCCGTCACCTATTGCATTAGCACCAGTAGAGAACGCGTTGTTTAGGATAGCTGCAGCTTTGATCTGTTTTGTTGTAGCCATCGAACGAGCCAACGCTTTGGTGTAACGCGAAGCCAGACGATCATAAAGATTGTCTTCGATTGCTTCCTCTGTGATAGAGAACGCAAGCGCAATGGTTTCGTGAGTGTACCGAGCGGTGTAAGTCTCTTGAGCATCATCAAAAGAAATTGCTCCACCCTCACTCTTAACAGGTGCTGTTGCAAACCCTCCGAGCATAACTTCTTCTTCGAACGCCCGATCAGAGCTTTCTTCTTCAAAGATTTCACTATGCTCGTTTTCGTAACGTCCATACTCCAGCCCAAACAGTGCGTTTAGTCCCGGTTCTAGCTCTTTTGCTAGTTGTGCGCGAGAAATAGCCATAATTTAAGCTCCTTATACGCCTGTCGTAGAAACAGTAGCCGCTGCAATAGAGCCTGTAGGCGCATTGAAGTGGTTGTTTATACGAACAATGAGAGGGATACCCGCACTTGTGAAGTCATTATTAGCAGGATCGTCTAAGATACCCATAATTCTGAGAGCCAAAGTGTTGGTGGTTGCGATTGTGTTCAAGTCAGCCGTGGCTGAAGACAACCCAGTAGTAGTCGAACCGCTGTTACCTGTTGCAAACGCAATGTTTGCAAAAACCGCGGCACGAATCTCTGCTTCAGTGTTTGCCGCAGCCACAACATTAGATGTTGCAATCCGAAACAACTGATTGGGATCGTCGTACAAGAAGGCTTTGACCGGAAAGTCGCTGTCCGCGCCTGATCCGGGCCAAAAGTTAGAAAACACTGGTTTTCCTGTAGTGCTTGAGACGTATTCACATCCGCCAAAAACCCCACAAATCGCAACGTTGCCGCCTGCCGCAGCTTGCAGATCGTCAATGACGCCCGCAGCCAACGGAATAACCGCCATGCCTTGAAAAATAGGATTAGAGTTGTCAGACGCGATACGATACTCGGTCATGCCCGTAGAAGAAACAGAAGAACCCTGTCTGCTTATCGGACGAAGACCATAAGACGTTTCTGTATTCGCCATTATCTTTCTCCAGTAAAGGAGGAGCTAGTTCTTTCTAGGTCCACCAAAGGTTACACGAGACTGACGATCTGGTTTATTGATCGTCATGGTTGAGTGTGCATTCTCTCGCATCATGTCCGAATCAACTGCTTCCATCTGATCCCTATTTCTATTAGAGAAATAAGCTGTTCTTTCCGCAACTGTTTCTTCTGGAATACGAGCCAGCATCAAACCGCCAATTCCAAATACACCTTCGTATTTACCTGATTCAACTACCGGAGATTCAAAGTCAGGGTATTCGTCCTTACGAACAAGTTCCCAACCTTCGCGCATCTTCGCGCTAATGTTTTTAGTATCGTCAAAGCCCCGAGTTTCGGAACGAATCCAACGATGCTTATATCCATCCGGTGCAGGTGGTGCGTCTAGCATAGACGGGGGAGCCCACGGCTTACGCGCAACCGTTTTTTCCCTAGTTTTGTTAGCGCGAGGAGTTCTGTCTGTCATAGCCTTAATCCTTCACGTATTTCGCGTATTCACTTAGTGGCACACCCAATTTTTTCGCTATTGCGACTTGGCTAGGGGTGAGTCTAACCTTCTTTCCACTGCGCCCAGAGGTACTTCTTGAAACTCCAGCAACCGTCTGTGCGGGCCGTCTACTGGTAGTGTTTGCAGGCACTCTAAACTTATCCGAAATGCGCTGATCTAGTTCACTATAGTAGTCATCGCTCTGCGGGTCAAACCCTTCGTCTTCAACCAGCTTTTTATGAATACCAAAAGCAGCAAAAGTCATGGCCTCGTCTTGACCAAACCATTCGTTTTGTTCCGCCCATTCTTCGGCTTTACGGTCGGGGCGTCTAACCTGCTGCTGTTGAGGCTGTTGCTGCACCTGCTGCTGTTGCGGTTGAGCCGCGGTTTGCCGCTGGCGCTCCTGTTGCATTTTAGCCTGCGAAGCCCTGTCGTTCTCTATAGATAGCGACGTTAACTTGCGTTGAGCCTCTACCGCCGCTTGCGTATCACCAAGCTCCATAGCCCGAGCCATCTCTTTTTCAGTTTGAGCAAGCTGTGTCTCCACACGCGTTGAATACTCGTTAACGTAGCTGTTATCCAAACTAGACATGCGCTGTTTTAACGAATTAGCTTCCGCCTGAACCTGTTTTGCGTAGTTTAAAGCCTCGTTTTCACGCCGCTCCGCCTCACGCATCTTCTTCGTAAGGCGATTTATGCGAGATTGAGTAGCGTTTTCCGCTTGTTCAAACTGATCCTCTCCCCCATCAGAGGGAGGAGCCTCAACCTGAACCTCCGTCGCTTCAGAACCCTCCAGTTCTAATTCAATTTGATCATTTTCTGCCATCTTTTTCTCCTAGAAATGCAAAATATCTTCAGGATTAGAGATTTTAGCCAAAACCTCGTCATCATTAAGAATACGGACCTCGCCACCGTCGATCTTAAACCGCGAACCAGCGTAACGAGCAAACATTACCCAATCACCCTTCGCGCACCACGGACCATCTGGAAACTTGTCCCCGTCCTGATACGCCAGTTCCCCGACCTTCAAGACATACCCAACCTGCGTAGACACAGATTGTTCCTCAACTACTTTATCCGGTAGATATATGCCGCCTTCTGTCTGACCCTTCCCCTTGTATGGGAGAATCAACAGACGCCATCCCGTAGGACTAGGCATTTTTTCTAAAAGAGATTGACCCAACGCTGAAGGGTCTAAAGTTGTCTCTACTTTCTCTTTATAAGCATCTTCTAAGTTCGCCACGCCCTTTTTGGCAGCGGCTAAGTCTATTGCATGTGCTTTAGTCAACACTACGCTCCTGTTTATCTAGCAGGCCCTTGAGTTCCTGTTCCACATGATTTAGGGCCTCTAAGTTGCCCATAAGCTCACGATATTGCTCTAGTGATTTAACGTTGCCGTACTGCATTAGATCGACAACGCCCTGTCTTCTTTCCCTTATAACGCGAAAAACAGCTTCTGCAACGCGTATCTCATCCATTCCCAGATTCTCCCATTTAATCTTATATGGGAAACCTACTTGTTTTTTAGTAAACGTGCAACGAGTCGTCCGTAATTTTTATCGGCAAGCAGTATGCAACCGCTCTGTCCGCAGTAGCTATACCGTGAGTGCTGTAACGCTCTACAAGAGCCTCGGCTACCCTGTTGCAAACGTTTAACTGGGAAAAATACAGATCATCCACAACTAACTTACGTTCGCCCCCGTAGCCGAGATACAGCATGAGGACGAACGCGTACATTAAAACACAACTTCAAAGTGTGGGGCGTCAATAAACGGTCTGCGGCCCTGTGATCTTCGAATGTCAATGTAGCTGTTCATTGCATTCTCTGCCGTTCCGTCCCACGCACCAAGATCATCTATCGTCCACGCCGCGCCCCAACGGAGCTTTACGCCCGCAGCCTCGGCACCTTCCTTCATGGCGTCCGCAATCTCGTCATATAGATTTAACTCCCAACGCCCACCATCACAATAAGCCATCAAATCAACGGCGTTGCCGTCAATGTGTTTTGATTTCATGGTTTGCGAAGCCCCTTTTGCAACCAATGCGCGTTGTTCTTCTATTGTTCTCAACCCGCAGATGACTGAGAAGTCCTGCTTCGTCACGCCGATAGCGTATTTCACGACCGTTACCAGATCGTCGTTGACACCTTCTAGCCTTGACAGGCTTCGCTTTCCTAACTTGTATCCCATAACTACTTCCCCGCATATTTAGAGATTGCTCTATTTCCAAACCAGAATGCTAAAACTGCGCTCATAAGTCCGGCTGTTTCTGGGTCCCACATAAGTTCAACAGCTTCCGTCCATTCTCCGCCAGACTGCCCTACTTTAACCATGATAACTACTTTTGTAGCTACGAACAGTCCGAAAAAGGCATAAGTAATGACAGGACGCACAGAACCCCGAAGACCGTTGATAAATCCGCCAGCGTCGATAGATCGATCATGCTCATACAACCCCTTTGTTTCCGCAATATCTGCCTGCTTATCTAACTCAACCAGCTTCATCTCAGAACGCTTTTGAGCAAGCTCCGTCTCTAACTGCATCATCTCCATACGATGCTTTTGTTGTTGGTTAGCTTTAAAATAGCTAAGTACCTCGGGCAGAAAAGAACTACCGAAGCCCAGCAAACTCCCTAATAATGCCATCATTTCTCTGATCCTAACCATACGGCGAAGGCACCTGTCATAGCACCCGTTACGGTTGCAGTAAGCGCAGTAGCTTGCGTACTAACAACATCCTGCGGCAAAGACATAAACCACTCAATCACCCTGATATACATAACCGTCATTACCAACATCATAAATCTAGGCATGATCCTCCATGCCAAAAACTTCTCCATAGACATTAAAACCCTCCTTTCAGGCCATCTAATATTTCAGACAAGCTAGGTCGCTTGTCTTTCTTCTCATAAAGACAACTAAAAACCTTCGGACACTCGGAAAAACTCTTCGTAGGGTAATGATACCCCAAACCACCATACCCCGCTGTAAACCTGTAAACACAAACCTTTTGACCGTTTCCGTCCGTAAAACGTTTCCATAAGTGACACTGAACATGAGTGGGGTTGGCTACTCCCGCAAGCGTAGAAGCTATCAAAAAAACTTTAAACATCTAAACCAACTTTCTGACAAGAAAAACTACCCCTAGCAGGAACGCCTATTATAGCTACTGTTTGCTCTAAAAGGTAAACAGCTTTCGTCAAACCTGCTTGATAACAAGCCTGCCTCGTAGAAAACTTTTCATTGTTCTCCAACATAATTGTCTCACCACTTATAAAAAAGATAACAACATATAACGTCCAAGACTCCATTATTGGGTAGCCAACACTATTAAATACATACCACCACCCAAAACGCTGATTATACCAAGACTTAGCGCCGCAATAGCCATATTGTTCTGTATCTGGCGCTTGGCTTCCATAGCACGATACACCGTCTCCTCCCGCTCTGCGCGTATCTTGCGCCGCATACCCAACATCTCGTCGTAAGTGCCCAAGCCAAACCTGTAGTCCAGCATAAACTTAATCTCTTTCTCTTTTTCTAAAAGGGTCTTCTTGCGGATCACAATATCCATAGCTTGCTGCTCTATGTTATCGGAACCTTGTGTCTTTTTATCCAACCACGTTGGATTTTTACGTTGCGTCTCAGCCTTGGAAATATCCGCAACCGCACAGTACCACTTTCCAAGCTGCTGACTAACGTCCTGCATCTCACGACCAGCACCAACCAACATCTTTACACCCTTAAAGGCGGCGTTAGCTGCGGCAAAAGCCGTTACAGGATCAATCATAGCATTAGAACATTGAGTACGGTGAAGTTATTGGCGGTGCCGTGTAACCACCCGCGGGAGGAGAATAAAAATTATCCTGTATTTGAGGTAAAGACATCACACCCCGAGAGAACTGGTCGCCTTGGTACGCGCCCGTTAACCCGTATCCACCAGCTATCTGCTGTTGAGGCGCGGGCTGTATTTGTTGTTGTGGTTGAGGCGAACTAAAACCTCGGTTCTGCATTTGGGATAACATCTGCTGTTGAGGACTCGCCATTTGTACTTGAGGCCCGTACCCCTCAGCAAACTGCTGTTGAGGCGCTTTGGCCGTTAGCGCGGGCCCCGCAGGCATCTCGTCAAACCTCTCGTCAAACGCAGACTGTAACTTAGCCTGTTCCTGTAAAAAAGCAGGATCATTCTGTTGGAAAAAGAGGTTCGAGTCACGGCGTTCGGGAAGCCCCGCAAAAGGAAGCGGCTGAGGAACAGGCTGAGGAGGAACAATTCGGTTCAACTGACGCTGTAAATCGTTCGCGGACAGGCCATCCGCACGAACACCACTGTTCATCTGAAAGTTAGACAGGCCGTTGAGAAATCTACTCATGTCAAAACTCCATTAGACACACGCGTGGTACTTGCCGCCGCGCTTTGCGGCACCCATGCCGCGGGCCGTCTTAATCGCAGTAGATGTAGGTATCTTAAATGGCGCACTCTTGCCATACGGAATACGGCCCTGATCCTTAATATCAGCGTAAGGAACCGCCTTCGGAGATGGACCCGCAGGGGCCCCTTGGAATTTTACTTTAGCCATTACTGACTCCTTTGCTTTAATAACTCGCGGTCCATCGCGCTCTGAATGCGCTTGTCCGTCTGCTGTTCTTGGCTCTGAAGGCGTTGCTGGAACTGCTGACCACGCATCTGCTGGTTTTGAGCATCAAGCTGAAGTCTTGCCTGATCCATCTGAGCGTCCGACTGTTCTGACTGCGCCTTAATCTCCAACTCTTTCTCTTTAAGCTGTACCAGAGGATCAGGGCCCTGACCAGATATTTGTCCAGACAACTGCTTAACCTGCTGCATACCCTGCGCAACCAACTGTGCCACAACCGCCTGATACTGCATCTCCATCTGAGCCTCGTCACCACCCTGCGCTTGCTGCATCTGCTGCATACCAGCCTCTTCAGCCTGTATCTTAACATGCTCCAAAACATGCTTCTGTAAAGAAACTGCAACCTGCGGCATCTGACCAACCATCGGAGTCGCGCCAAAAATTAAATGCGCCATAATATGCGACTGATGATCCTGACCCGCAAACGCCCGTAACTCCATCATGTCCAAAGCGTTGATATTCTCTTGCGCAGGGTCCAAGGGCCGCGGTTCGTCGTCCGGCACCGCCTTCATTATCCTATCAACATCCGTAACACCCAAAGATTCATACATATCACGATATACCTCGTGCATGTTGTGCATCTCTGGTGCCTGTGCAGCTAACTGC